GGGCTCCATGCCGTACGCTTGCGCGCTCCATGGGTTATAAAGAACTTTGGGCCTTAAAGCCTACTCATCCCATACGCCGAACCTGTCGATTGACAAATTCTCCCAGACCTTCCGGCCTGGCTTTCGTTTTAGAGAATAAAATACCGTGTCATCGTTGGTAACGAGGACGCGGCTGTCAGGGTACAGGTGAGACTTCTTCTTCTCACCACGTCCATCCTGGACGTAACTTTCCACTTTTCCACCAGAGTACAACCTCATGAAGTAAGCCTGCTTATTCGCAGGCGAACCAGAAGGAGTACCGCCGACAACCATAAACGATGGCCGGCCAGACTTGAACGGACCCCAGATGTATCTATCCAGGTATCGAGAGGGCTCCCCCCAAACCCGAAGGCTTGAAGGAATCCAGCGAATAAGGAATTCCCGAAGGCTCCCTAGTACGCCGAACATAATCGGACACCTCTCTTCTACAACTTGTGCAAGATTTATGTACTTGTACAAGTCAGTTACGAAGCGAACAGGTTTTTTGATGTAAAGCGGCCTAACATTGACGCCGGCGAAGTAGTCTCTCCCACAGCTCTCACGGAATGAGAACTCTGAAAAGGATTTCGCCTCATTGACCTTTAAGCCAATAAGGCTAAGACGGTGAATGACATCGCTGTAAATCACCTTCGGGACTATCACGTCATCGCCATACACCCTCCAACGCTGGTTCTTGAGCCCTCGGTCACGCAATAACGACCGGATCAAGGCTGAGATTATCAGCGTCATAATGGAGAATGTCAAGGAGTTGCCCATACTGGAAAACTTTTCCAGCCTTACAACCGATTCCCTTTTGGGGGATGAAGGCATAAGACAGGTCTTTGCTCTTAGCGGGTAGAGTACCCTGAACCACGCAACCGGCAGACAGGCATATACTAAACCGAGGGATACCCGGTTTGATGCCTCTGTTAGGTCAAGCGTACAATCATCACCATTTAAGGATCCGATGTAGGCCAGATACCTATTGGGTTCTTGATCGGTGAGATCAATACCCCAGTTTAAGAGTCTGCTACGGAGTTCTTGGTCATACGCTTGTGCTACAAACGTAGCTAAGTTGGGGCCAACTCCTATCGATCGTTTGTTTTCGATCGATTTAGGGGCGTCTTCGTATCTCTCGTGGTCTACAAACGTGACCCTGGAGTAAACCTTTCTCCAATCATTCACATAAGGAGGGATATATTCCATCCCGTAATAACCAGACGCTTCGGCCTCCGCGAGGAGTGTGTTCCGAAGAATCCACTGAACCTCAATCTCCATACCGTAAAACGCGGTTAGAGAGTTGAATTGGAAAAGTGGGTGTCTGAACTTACGTGGACAACAAGATGAGGCACCAGGTCCAAAACGACCGCCGCCAATCACATCAGGTAAGTCAGGGGGGACTTCACCGATCAAGGTGAGTATCTCCTTCTTAATACCTTCCGTTATGGTTTTGAGTTCAGCCGGCACGGGCGTATGACCGTCAATTAGACCGATCAATTGCTCGTTAATTTCCTTGCAGGCTGCCTCCGAATCATACCACTTCTCTAAACAACGCTTCTTCGCTTCCTTCTCAAAGACAGGAAGCTCGAGCTTTTTCAGGATGGAACTACACTGACGGAGCGAGAAGATTTGCTCCGGTGTAGCTTCTCCCGATTCGAGAGCGGCGTAGAACCTTCGGTCGTACTCCTCAATGGCAGGCCCGATGTCACCGAATTTCTTAGTAACAACGGGTTCCCCTGCAAGAGGGAGCGCTTGAGCCACCGTGTTGAACACTCCGGTATAGAAGCGTTCACTTTCCTTTCGACTTTGGTAAATCGAAAGGGGCGTATTGATCAATGTATCCAAGGGGTTGGCAAGTCTTGATTTCATCGGGGCGATTGCTCCAAGAGTGATAGAATGCACCCGTCAATACGGATACACCGATAAGGAGAGTAAGCCCAATAAGGCCCACTACCATAAGCCTCCGAATGTCAGTTCTCAGAGATCTGATTTCTGAGTTGACACTAACCCGAAAACTGTAAGGATGAACCTCCCAGTCATTCGGCAGGTGCGGTGGATTTGCAAACTCAAAGTTCGAGTTCTGCATAAAAGCTATCCATCTGAGAATCCGCAAGGAGTCCGTTAAACACCTTACGAGCCAGCAAATAATCAGCTGACTCCGTATCGGCGCGCCGTGAACTGCTCTGTTTGAGCACGATCGGCTGGACGTACACCTCATCGGTGCCATATTCAAGGTTCCAGTGAAGGTTTACCGAGTTTCTGGCCACACCAGGGAAGGTTTTGGTACGCTTGGGAAGAACCCGAGCGATTTCGCAATACCGAGGGACCGCGAGGGTCGACCCAGTAATCCTAAACCTGACAGCTTCCGAGCTTACAGATTCAGGGGTGAACACGTAGTCCACAGCGTCCACTGTCACAGTGATTGCTGTTGCCATGGGGAAATACTCCTAAGGTAATGGTTAGTTGTGATCAGTGTTTCTTCCCTCTAAGAGTTATTTCTCTCAGGAGAGCGATCTGATCGATGATTTTGTAAACGTTAAGGTTACACTTGAAGTCGATTACCGGAGCAAACGACTCAACAGGCGCCCTGGTTACCAACCTAATTCGCTCCCATGCTTCCCAGTTTTCCGGGTCGAAATGAGAGAAAATCTGTTTGGTTCCCTTATTGGCCTGAGGGTTCCCCTCAACGGTCACAACGGGGTAGTACCGAATAGCGAGTTGAGTTTCATCTTTTGTCCACCCAATACGCTCATCGAGCATCACGAAGGCTTGTAAAGCCCCAAGGAATTGCCCGATGTTGATGTACCAATCTAGGACAAAGCTGTAAGGAATAGCCTCCCAGGCTGTTCCCACCACGTCATAGATCCCGTAGTCACGGGCCCAATTGGAGAAAGCAAGATTAAAATCTCCGGTTTGTCCGTACCTCGCGATACGTGATCCCGAAAACTCACCATCGAAGGTGCCCGCAGTGTACCCAGTGGTCCACGTACGGTAGCTTTCAACACTGGAGAACGGCTCAGCGCCGTTCCATGTTCTGACAGTGATTCGCTGATTGTCCCCTTGGGCAGCGGCGTCAAACATTGCCATAACCTCATAGCAAAGGGGTCGCCACCCATAGCGGCCCTCGAGCCACCTTTTGTTCGCTTCATTCATCACCGTTTCGAGCGCTTTGGGATTACCTTTAAGCGCACTCCTGGAAATTTTCAGGAAGTTACGAGCGTTAATGAATGGGTGTTTTAGAAGCCTCACGGCCTCCTTGAACATCCTAATGGTTTTAAGACGCTCAATGTAAGAAACACCAACAAGTGCGATACCGGAAGCAAGCTTGTCTGAAAGATAAGTGTGCTTATCGGCCGCGACGCCGTACGCTGGGTCATCGAGTGATAAACCGAGCGACGACATCTTAGCAAGCGCAGTAATCCATGGAGCAGATGTGCTCCAACTTGCGCTTGAAGCGAACTGAGGTATGGGAGGACTTATAACCTTCGACTTCAACCCACGATAAGTCCAGGGTTGAGACGACATAAAGCGATACCACTCGTGGTAGAACACTTTAATTTCTGGAAACGAAGTGGCGTTGTACGCCCAAGATTCCAGAGGGTTACAAGACAACTTCCCGTCTCGAACATCCTCCTGCCATTGGTCGTTCACCCAATCAAACATTGTACGCTTGTACATTGATGAGGATGGGTATCCCCAGGTGGAGGACAGGTTACGGGTACGTGGTGTAAGCATCTTAGCAGTTCCTTGCGTTGAGGCCTAGCCTTAACGTCGCCGAACATTCCGACTTGACTAAACTAAGCCATGTGGGTTTGCGCGGCGTGGGGTCCCC